GGCTGATTGTAAATATTCAGAGAGCTATACACGGTTTTTCCTCATAGTACCATTACTTTTAATATATTCTAATCCCTGTTCGCTTGCCTGCCCTACCATATAGCAAATTAAATTCACGATAAATTAAATACCCCAAGGCATCGTTCATATGGTCATATCCATTCTGTTTGTCTGGATCTCCTGTCTTTTCATCGTAACTTTGTAACTCAAGACACTCAATCAGACGAGTGCAACTGGCATGAATCGCCAGACGTCTTTCCCCTTTGCCGTTCTGTAGTAACGCATTGACGGTTGCAACTCTATCTTTGATAAAGGGGTTGCTCTTGAGAGCCATTGAACCGAAGCCGTAACTTTGGAGTATGGCGAGATCTGTCTTTGATGCGTTAATCGTTGAACGTGCTGAACCACTAGCGTCAGGGTAAACTAATATTCTGTTTGAAGGATAACGTCTAAGTAACTCCTGTGCCAACGCATCTGTATCTTTTTGTTTGGATATTTCATCAATGATCACCAGCTTGTCACCATCTCTCACACCAATGACGCAGTTGCAGTTCATCACATTAAAATCGATACCGCAGAGTAAAGTCTCCATCTTGATATCAAACGGTATTTTATTAATGACATGATGCTCCCTGGAGAACCTGTTATAAACCTGACCACTTGTGAGGTTGACCCATTGTCCTAGCAGATAAGCTTTGATCAACTGCGGTGGATAATTCTCATACAAAGATGGAATAAATGTATCGGGCAGATAAGGATTATCAGCCGTCTTTGCCTGGATCAATGCAGTGTCAGATTTTCTATTTTTTTCAAAAGTTTCAAAAGCCCAGCCATGACCTTCGGGAGTTGTTGTTGCATAAAACTGCTGAACATTACCTGATCTAAGTCTTGCAAGTGCCATATTCATTGCACTCTCCGCATCTCGTTTCGGGATAGTGTCTGCCTCGTCAAATCCCACTGCACAAAGGTTCTGGCCTCGTAAGCGTTGATATGTCAGCATTGTCCTTAACAAAATAGTGTGTGTTCCTTCTTCCCAAGAAAGTTGATACTCAGGAAGTGGTGATGCTCTGAATGTGTAAGGTATTTGCCATTGATCTAATAATTCATTGAATGTACGAATTAAAATGTCTCTCAGCATGGGCGCTGTCGGTTGAAAAACAGCAGATACATGACCGATATTGAGACAGGCAAGCATTACAGCCTTTGAGCATAGAGCATAAGTTTTACCAGCACCAAAACCACAGACAAGAGCTAATTTTCTATGATCCATGTCTTGGCAGAACTTTGCCTGATGCGGAAGTAAACCTTGATAAATTCTTTCTATCGTTTCTTGCGTTGTAGGAAGATTATATGCACCAATCTCATATAAAACTTTCCCAGGTTGAACTGTATCTAAAATGCTCACGAAATAATCTGTGCAAGTCTAGCTGCTGTATTGATCGCACCAAGAGCAATATGCAGATGCCCTTTTTCTCTTGCTTCCATCTGTAGCGTTGCAGCCTGCGCTAAAAGATTCGCCACCATTTCGGGTCTTTCCATATCCCAATCAGCTTTCATTTCGGCTCTGGCGATCTCTAAATATTTATCTGCTGTTTTAGAACTGACCCCCCAATTCTTGGAAGCATATCTAACGCAATCAGATCTACGGCCACCCCTAGCGATGATCTCGCCAAGTTTGCGTGACCTGATAACAGTTTCTATTTTTGTACCTTTTTTAGCCATTACTTAGATGTTACACGGAAAAGCGAGAATATGAATATTTATTACTTTTGAGACTCATTTGAGACTGAGCAGGTGTTCCCACGTTCCCGATGTTCCCACCTTTGTACCAAACTTACCTTGCGTTATATTATCCTCTATATCTCTATATATATACTATATATATATTTATATACTATATACTAGGAACATAAGGAACATATATATATATAGTAGTTATAGAGAGGGTTTTGAGCGTTCCCGAAGGTAGGAACAGGGAAGGAACAGTAAGGAACATCAGGAAGATTTTTGAAACCAGACCCATTTCGGTGTTCCCATCACTCTTTTCTTTTTTCGATCATATTTGAGACTGCGTAAGATTTGACTTACGGTCATCATGTCACTTTTTGTTTGTCTTTCGATAGGTTTTTCAATAGCATCTGTTAACAAAACTTCAATAGTAATATCTTTTACTGAATTAGAGGGATCATTTAACCAATGACTGATAACGGATGACCAGGGGGAATCAACCATGTAGGATAAATTTTCCTTTTCAATCTGATGCTCTTCTTCGTATGAGAGGAAATGAGGTTCATTATTTTTGAAGGCATGAATAGCAGCCGACCAAAGAGCGTCACGTTCAAGTTGGAGGGAATCAAGATCAATAGATTTTGCAGTGCAGGGGATAACCCAGAAACGCCTGTTGCCAGTGTCATCTATCAATAAACCTGATTCTTTGTTGCTGCTTCCGACTATGATGCCACGCCTGGGCCATTCTTCTACTGCTTTACCGTAAGGAACTCTGAGAAGATCGGTTGATCTGGATAGAAAAGCTTTCACTACCCCTGCATGTTTACGGCTTGTGATGCCATCAATTTCAGACCATTCCATTCCCCATGATCGGTGAAGTACAAGAAGATCATCTTTTGAAGAAATATCACCGAGAGCATCTGAGAAGAAGGGTCCGAAGAGAGTTTGCCAGAATGATGATTTTTTTATCCCTTGTGACCCCTGCAAGACAGTGGCGGTATCATGTTTACAACCTGGCATATAAACTCTTCTTACTGCGTTTATAAGTGTGAGTTTTAGCATGGTGTCATATATTGTCGGTTCGGTAAGGTTTTGATCCTGTGGTCTGAGATATGTTGATGCCAAAGATTCAATGTAAGCTGGCTGAATTTCGTTATAACAGTGATCAAGATAAAGCTTTACAGGATCATATTCATTTTCATGAGCCACTTTCAAGAGACAATCAACCGCCATTTCTTTTGGCACTTTGTAACCAAGTTCTGCGAGGGTGAGATAAAAAATTTCAATATTTTTTATAACTTTGCCATCCATTTCGATTGAATGAGAGAAGGTATTAAATCTAATTTCCTGTTTTAGGTTGCGTAAAAAGTTTATGAGTTCCTGTGATGTAAGTTGTTCTAATTTACGAGGAACAGGAGTTGATTCTTCTTTTGGTTCTATTGATGTTGGAAAAATGCGTGGTGGTGGAGTCCAACCATCTTCTGATGCAAACTTCTGGAGTGTACCAAGAGAAACCCCTGATGATTTGAAAGATGACCATTTCTTTTCACATTCTCCTGATTTATATTTGCTGTTTTTCTGTGATAACTCTTCCCAATCGGACAGTAAGGAGTCATCGCCCACTGAATGAGCAGCCATACCAATTTTGACCCATGTATCGTAATCATCTAAACGGTTTGGATTTATTGATTGGAGAAGAGAACGTGCTTTGTCTGTATCTGAGTTTAGGGTTTGTATCTGTGGTGCTTTTTTCTTTTTCGGCTCCATCATCTTTTGAATAATTGCAAAGGGAGCTTCTGCAATTTCAAGATCTCTTGGTGATCTTCCATCCATCCACCTGTAACCGTCAGTTTTTGGATGTTTACCAGATACTATTGATTGCGTACCATTCCACCGCAGTTCTATCTGTTCAACAGAACCATCCTCATCTTTTACGCCTGTTTGGTATTTGCGAGTTTTTATCTTTGACCAATACTTTTCTGGAACCTGGTATATTATCTGAAATCTACCGACCCGACCTGATGTGACCATCCATGATGGTGGTAATGATGAAAGAGAAAAACCCCATTCACCTAATATTTTTGCTGCTGATGGCCCATCATGATCTAGAAAAAGTAAGCCACCTGAGGGAACACCACAACATACACCGATACCAGTGGATCTTTTTGCGACAAGCTCCTTGAACAGTTGTGATTGTTTTAGTGGATTATTCTGCCAATCATTTTGATATGGTCTTTTATTTTGAACGGCAACAAAGCCCCAGTGCTTGGGAAGGCCAAGCAGTTCTTCTTTTATATCCATTATTATGCAGCCTGCTCCATTTTTTCAGAAACTATTAGTCTGAGTAAACAAGATCTTGATTCAGACCCCTTGTTATCATCAAGCCATTTTATCTGACCCTGCGAGAGTTGAATATTGATTGTTTTTAAAATTTGCTCTTGTTCCATATCTAGGGTTGTTTATGTGTAACTATAGGGTAAGATAGCACCATATACAGTATGGTCAATGGTTCAATTACGAGACTATCAAAAAGTGGCAAGTAGAAAGTTGACCAGGCTTTGTCAGATCAAAAAATGTGCATATCTAAGTGG